TAAATTTCAACTCTCGATAATGCCTTAGGGCTTGTGTTATTCTGTATGAAGTTGTAAGTATTGTTATAGTTTCCAACTCCATTTTGATTTCTTTCGTATATGTCTCTATTCATTTCAGAGTTTGCTATACCTGCGATGTTAATTGAGGTTCTTGTACTGTTGAATAAATCATTAATGCCATTTACCCCACTTACCACATCCGATAAATCCAATACTGGTTTTATTGTAGGTTGAGCATCCATGTTTGAATCAATATACCCAGCTATATGGCTTATAGTATTTTTAAGTCCCTTAATAGCGCTATTTGCCATTTCCTTGCTTGCATTAAACGCACTTGAAATATTGTTTGAAATACCATTAACAAATCCTATTCCGTAGAAATCACCTGTTGAATAACCTACCTTTGACGGTGAATTGATACTCAATGCTGCATTTGCTGCTTCCGAAGCTGCTCTTGCCATCTCAGCTGCTTTATCGGCGGCTGCTTGAATATTATCCGCTATACCATTTACAAATCCTTCTACAAAATATGCACCCATATCATAAAATTGAATATAGTATCGTTCACGAATTGTCGATATTGTTTCAGTCAGTACAGACGAAAGATTTGAAATGATTGATGGTTTCTTAGCCACAATTCCTTTAATCATTCTGGTCATCATGGTTAAGCCTATTGTCTGGAACTCGGAATATCTACTACGCATAGATGACTCCAGTGAGTTCATAATGGTTTCCATCTTCATTATTAAATCTGGCTGTTTGTTAGTCAGTCCCTGTATAGCGTATGTAATCACATTTGCCATAGCGTTAGTAACTTCTTCATTTGAATTAGTAAACACAGATATGAAATCAGATAGTCCAGTTTGTCCGAGGTTTGTCAATGCTAAACCAAATCCACTCATAGCAGTGGTATCGACTTCACCCATACCTTTTGCTATATCTACAAGGGTACTTATTTCTTGTATTACCCCAGATAAGGTTGAAACATTAATATCTTTTATATATTCATAAAATGATTCAAAGTAAGAACCAAACGTCGCCATGTCACTACCGAAGTCTGATAATGTCATGTCATCAGAGAACCAACCGCCATCTTTTGGCAAACTTTTCTGCAATTCCACTATTGAGCTAGCAGCATTAGCTGTTGTTGTAACTATTTCGGATTTAACGTCTGCCATATAGTCAGAATATTCTTTGAACTTCTCTCCAAATATAACAAGCTGTTCTCCAAATGTATCCATGTCATTATCACCTGTAAACCAGCTTACTACGCCTCCTGTATTGGGTAATGTCTTAGCTAATTCTGCAACTGCTTTGCCAGCTATAGCGGAGTTTTCTACAGCTTCAACATCAATTCCTGTTACTGAATATGCATATTTGCGCATGGATTTTCCAAATGTAACAAGCTGTTTTCCAAACGTATCAATATCATTATCACCTGTAAACCAGCTTACTACACCTCCTGTATTTGGTAATGTCTTAGCTAGCTCCGCTACAGCCTTTCCAGCGGTCGCAGATTCGACTACCGCATCCGCATTTATTCCGTTTACTGAACGAGAATATCTACGCATAGCCTTACCAAACGAAACAAGCTGTTCTCCGAATGTGTCCATGTCATTATTACCTGTAAACCAGCTTACTACACCTCCTGTATTTGGTAATGTAGTAGCCATTTCTGCTACAGTCTTGCCTGCTATTGCTGCATTTTGAACTGCATCGGCATCAAGACCTTTTACAGCATCGGCAAAATCAACCATTGCCTCTCCAAATGGGACAAGCTGTTCTCCGAAGGCTTTCATGTCATTTTCGCCAGCAAAGAACCCAACTACGCCACCACTATTCGGTAATGTTGTAGCCATTTCTGCTAAAGCCAATCCCGCTGTAGCCGCATTTGCCACTAAATCGCCATCCATACCAGCAATAGCATCTGAAAAGCCTTTCATAGATTCTCCAAATGGAATAAGTTCTTCGCCAAAATCAGCTAATGATGAACCTCCAGTAAACCATGAGGCTAGTCCGTCAAGAATATCCGCCGCTGTCAATAACAAAATCGTCTTAACCAGTGCGTTTACTCCGTCTAGCATTGATGGCTTTATGGTATTTGCACCTGCTAAGAATGGAAGTGCATTAACCATGAACGCTGACAAATCGGAACCAATTTGTGGAAACTGACTAGAAACACCACTTGCAAATCCACCTACCAATCCACCAAAGAACTGACCAATTGCAGTTCCTATCGTCTGCAAGAAGTTACCGCCTTCTTTTATAAGCCATTCGAGTCCTGGAATTTGTGCTATGAAACCAAACGCTGATATTACAGCCACCAATTCCGCTACTAACGCTGCCATACCCAATACGCCAACCATAGCTTCTGGAACTAATCCAGCTAGTACACCCATTGCTATAAGAATAGCAGAAAGTACTCCAACAGCAAGCAATCCTTCCTCGAATACAGTTACATCTATACCTTTTAATGCATCCACTAAGCCTGTCATAAATGCTGTAAGCACATCCACAACAGCCTGGATAAGCTCTGGTAATCTGGCAGCGAATCCCTCTAGTATTTCTATGACAAATACCATAAAATCATCTATTATTTGAGGAGTGTATGCTACTAAAGCATCAAGTACTCCAACTAATATTTGTAATATGCCATCAACCAATATAGGCACACACGTGACTAAAGCCTCTACTGTTGCCTGTATCAATGCAATTAATGCCTCTGCTATTAACGGAGATAGTTTAATTATTACTTCTAGCACAGCCGTTAAGAAATCTCCTAACGCCAAAGCAAACGTATTAAGCGTTACAGAGCAACCAGCCAAAGCAACAGCTGCAATTGTCAAACCAGCACTTAATACTAATACACTAACACTAACCAAAGCCATTACAGCTGCCAAACCTAGCATTACTGGAAGCAATGGTGCCAGTGCCAAACCAGCAATTCCAATAATTGCAAATGCGCCTGCGAGAGTAATAAGACTTTTAGCTATTTCTCCTCCACTCATTGAACCTAATATCTTTAATGCTGGAACTAATACTAATATTGCTGCTGAAGCAATCAATAAAGCAGCTGCTCCGGAAACAGTTCCTTTCATGAGATTCAGTGCTATAGCTAGCTCTGCCAGTGAACCGCCTAATACGATTAATCCTTTTCCGATTTCGCCCCATTGCATATTTCCAAATTTGCTTAATACGTTAGCTAATATCTCTAATGCTGCACCAACTAGTATTAAACCAGCACCAATACTAACCATATTTTTGGGCATGAAATTTACAGCCAATGTAATTTCAAGCAATGCTCCACCCATTGCAACTAGGCCTCTAGCAATTTGTTCCCAATCAAACTGAGCGAAATCACTCAAGGCTGATGCAAATATCTTCATTGCTGCGGCTATTGCGATTAATGCAATACCTGTGGATACCACTTTCTCTGCATTTCCTGTGAGATTTGTAAATAATGCTATTTCGGCGAGAAGCACTCCTATACTTATAAGAGCTTTCGCCAATTGCTCCGTATCCATTTCTCCGAAATCTTTACAAACCGATGCAAGGATTTTAAGTGCCGCTGATAATATTACGATGCTCGTTGCTGTCGTTATCGACATCTTTCCGTATTTGGCGGCAAGCATAAACAATGCTAATTCTGTTAATAATCCACCTACAGCAGCTAAGGAAACTGCTAATTCTTCCCATTTAAGTGTCGATAAGTCTTTGCAAACTGATGCCATAATTTTCAATGCAGCGGCTAATACAACTATTCCTACTGCGCTTTTAGTAACGCCTTTGTTTTGAGATAACACTTCTGCTGAGGCAACAAGCAATACCATTAAGCCTGCTACGGCAGTTAACCCGACTGCTAATTGGTCCCAATTAAGAGAAGCTAATGATTTTAATGATAGTGATAATATGCCAACAGCTACCGACAACCCGATTAACGCCACTGTTGCTTTTGCCGATGGGCTGTTTTCTTCTGTAATTTTTGTAAATACTGCCATTGCTGCCATTAATTCTACGAACAGGACAGTAACGCTTGCCAAAGCCCCTGCAAGTTTTTCTCCATCAACTAATGACAACGCTACCAAAGACAATGCTAATATTGCAATTGCACCAGCTATTTTTAGAAGATTATTTACTTTCATGCTTTTTTGGTACTCGGATAAACTATCTTTAACACCAGTTAAAACGCCATTAATGTTTTCGGTAATCTCTCCAAAGCCCTCTGTAGCATCTGTCAAACTATCTATAAATCCTTTTACGCTTAATGCTATTGAAACTAAAACACCGCCATTAACAATATTTAAAAGTGCTTCATAATCTATTTCGCTGAATATCTCAGATAATGCACTTACTATTTCACGGATGGCACTGCCTATTGAACTCGCAATTTCTGTGAGACTAGGCATATTAGTTTTAAAATAGTCTAATACCTTACTAAAAGAACTTGTGCCTCCTTCGAATATACTTCCAAAGTTGCTAAACTTTTCTTTTACTTTGCCGACAAATGAATCTATACCATCAACACCAATATCTTTAAAACTCGTTATAGTTTCTTTGATACCGTCTATACCATTTAATAAACCTTCCTTGATGTTGCCTAATACATCACCTATTGTTAGTCCTGTAAACGCTTGAAATACTTCGTCAAGTTTCTGTGGGATAGCTTGAAGAATATCAATAATGCTCTGTATACCATTCTTAAAAACATCATTCTCTTTGAGATACTCGTCAAGCTTCACTATCCAGTCGCCAAGATTAGCAGTAATTCCAAGAATGCCATCACCAACTCCAGGTAATAGACCTAAAAGTGGTTTAAGACCTCCAAACAGTGCAGAAACAGCTTGTTTGACAATATCAAGAGCTGCAAACAAACCTTTAAACGTTCGTTTTAATTTATCGCTTGTTTCATCACTAAGTTTTAGTTTTTCTGTAAACTCCTTTATGCTCTTGGTAATATTGGCTAATTTGGTTCCCGCTGTTTGGAAATACTCTCTTGTATCGGTGTCCGTTACGCCTTTAAATATCTCGTTAAATGCTTCCTTGATAGGTGTTACAACTGCACTGGCTGCTTCCCAAAGGTTCCAGAAGGCTTCTATCAAATCATCTCGTCCACCCTCATCCTTCCACACAGCTAGGATTCCGTTTCTGACCTCACCAGATGCTGCAAAGACATTCCATAATGCATTAGCTAAATCAGTCCATAAAACTTTTGCTTCTTCATAATTACCAAATATCGTATCAAAAGTAGTCATCCAACCAGTTGATACCGCATCCTTAGTAGCGTCTATAGCCTCGCTAAATGTTTTAGCTTCCTGTGCTGCTTTGAATGATGCCAAGCCTAGTTCATATTCTTCGCTACTTAACTCGTCGAATAATAGTATTAAATCTTTAGCATTGATTCCTACATCTGATGCTATGTCATTTATAGTCTTTGTTCCTTTCTGATAATCATCCATTCCAGATAAGAACTGCGATGCAGTAGTTTCATATTCATCACAAATTTCGCTGAGTCTTACAGATGCTGCACCATATTCATTCAACGTGGCCATCAATACATCAGAGCTAAACCATCCATCCGATAATGCCGAATTGAAATCAGTTAATGTTACAGTTGTGCCTGCTGTAGTTTTCCAAACACCTTCTTCTACCTTCTTTAGTGTTCCAAGCTCCTCTGCTGTGTCGATAGCAGTTTGTTTAAATTCTTGTGTTGCCATGTTAGCGTTTTCAATAGATTTCCAGTCAATCAACTTAACTGCACCAACTGAAAGTGCTTGTGATAAGTTATACATAGCTCTGCTGGCCTCGTTTGTATTCGCTCCTGACTTTGCTGCCCATGTCGAAATACCTTGCATAGCTTGTACAGCATCTGTTAATGCAACGCCATTTGAAGTAAATTTACCAATGTTACTTGTCATATCGGTAAAACTGTATGAGGTTTCATCCGAGAACCAGTTAAGTTTTTCAAGTTGGTCTGTTACAAACTCCATCTGAGTTCCTGTATAGCCGACTGCTTCTGCATTCTCTTCCCATGTATTTGCTGTTGCTGACATGATTGTTTGTACTGCCGTAGTCTTATCGGCATATTTTTCCCAACCAGCAGTAACTTGGTCTATGCTTAATGAAGAAATTAATTGTTTTCCAGTATTTATTGCAGAATTAGTAATGTTTGCCAAGGCAGTTATAGCTATGACTTCTAATGCCGAGAATTTGGCATGGACAGTCTCTACAGCCTCTCCTAATCCAGACAAATCAACTTTATTAGCAGCTGAATCAATCTCACTAAAACTTTCAGTCGACTCACTAAAATCAAGACTTTTCTTTAATTTGTCAAGAGAGGACAAACTGGTTTGAACACCTCTTTCAAACTGTTGGTTGTCAAACTGCATTTGGACAACTCTTTCGTCAACTGTCTTGCTCATAAACTAGTAACCTCCTTCCAAGCATTTTCTGCAATCTTATCAAAAAGAGGCTGTATCGCAGGGTTGATGTAATCTCTTCCCTGGACATAGCCTCCATTTCCTGTAGCATGACCATATTGTAATATTATTGCTATTGGTACTCCATTTTGAATGTTTGTATTACTGAACGAAATAGAAACACTGTTTGAGCTTCGTTCTATGTCATATCTCCATGACCGAGCCGTCTTACCAGTGTCTTTTGGAGTTGCAGATTCAAGGGCAGCTACTCCTTCTTGACCATATTTATCTAGGTCACCAACTTTTACAACTTCTTTAAGTCTCTCAAAGTAATTGTTAAGTTTGGAGAAGTCGCCCTTATGAGTAATTTTTATCATCTGCTGTCTCCTTGTTATTACGCTACCTTGCCACCTAATTTTGTAATCATTTCAAGATTCTGTTTTGATGTTCCTGCATAATTTGTAATTCCGAGTTTAGCCGCAAGAGTCTTTCTGTAGGCATATGATGAGTCATAGCCTTTACTATTTAATGCAGCCGCAATCGATGTACCAACATATCCAGTTAAGTCTGGAAGAGTATTGTCAGATGTTTTCCAATAGTCTGAATAAAATTCGTTCATATCAACTTTTCCAGTTATGCCGTTGACACTTCCAGAAGAACTATACTGCCACCCAATATAATTGCCTTGATAAGTACATTCTTTATTATACTGAGCTACCCATTTATCCCATTTGGCAAATCTTGAATCTGTTAATACATTGGTAAACCAATATTTGTTAGCGTAGATGCCGACTGAATATCCTTTTGCAGTTATCGTATTGCAAAATTCCTCTGCTATATCACCAATAACTGTTTTGCTACATTTGGCAGTTATACTAGCATCTTCCAAATCATAGAATACGGGATAATCGAGAGTTTTATTTTGCACCAACCTAAGAACGTGCTGTGCTTCGCTTCTAGCCTGAGTAACGCTGGTAGCATAACTATAGAGATAAACTCCAACTTTTATTCCAACACGTTTCGCCTCTTTGTAATTTCGCTCAAACTGTACATCATCATTAGATGTTTTATTTAAACCATAGCCGCATCTAAGTATCGCTACCTCTATTCCAGTGTTTTTTACTTTATCCCAATCAATAGTTCCTTGATACCTAGAAACGTCAATTCCTTTAATTTTCATATTCTCTCACCTTCTTTAGCCCTTAGAATTTAATTGTTTACGCCTCATTGCGTTAATTTCTGAATATTTCCTTGCTAATTCTTTTTGTTTAGCTTTTTTGGATTTTCCATTTTTACCAGTCTTATTGTTTTTGCTTTCTTTTTCGTTGCATACTCGTATTAGAGCAATCAATCTGTTAAGATGCCATTTTTGACACTCAAAAGGTATACCCAACTTTATCATCCAATAATAAATCGTCTCCGAAGTAATAACCTCACGACTAGAAGTTTTAGATTCTTTAAGAGTATTAGTCACTGCGGTCATGGAATCGTCTATATACTTCTCTACATCTACGATGTTATTGTTAGTAATATACTTGTAAACGTCTTGTTCAACATTCTGTGTGAGTGTCATGCATCTTATATAATCTATTGTTTCTTCATCCGTCTTAGGCACAGTCGCCGATAGAAATGGTTTATGCCATTTAGACTCCCATTTTGAAATCGATACAAGTGAATGCTCCAAAGTCAAAGTCTGTTCCTTTGTAATAGTTTCATATACAAACTGATTCTTCTCTGAGTCCCAATACTCAGAAGTGGTAGCTGGTATAGTTATTCGGAGCATTACATCTCACCTCATTACTTGACAACTGAAAGACCAGCCACATTACTATCTGCCGATTTCTGTGCTGTCTGCTTGACATCAAACGCCATTAAGCCATTCACAAAAGCTGTGGCTTTCTCAGCATCTGTTGCTAATTCCATAAAAAGTTGTGAATAAGCTTCTGTTGATTTGAACTGGTTAGAAATTTCTTCTGACTTGTTGAAATACTTACCATCTAACGATTTCGTACCATACGCTTTTAGTATAAGCTCCTTAAATATCTTTATGATTGTAGCTCCGTCCTGAGCTGCTATAATGTCTTTAATCATCTGCTCATAGCCGCCATTAACGCTTAACGACATTTCTGTTGCCTCTGCCTTTGATAAATTAAAGTAGAAGTCCTCTGTTCTTTCTGTTCCATTGTAATCTTTATAGGTAATTGTTTTCTTAATCATATTATTGAATCTCCTTTCTTAGTGCAAAAATAAAATGGACTGCCTAGGTTTTTACATCTAAGCAGTCCTTATTAGGGGGAATTTGCGCCGCCTATTTGTTAAATATATAATCAGAACTTTCAACCTTGTCATAGCTGCTATCATATAAAAGTCGATAGTTGCTGTCCTGTACATACTCAACATTTAGGCTGCTTTGAAAAAAGTTATAATCTCGTCTGGAAGAGGAAGTCTAGCTTCGTCTTTCTCAGTACCGTAAAGAATATCCTCAAATGCTGCAAGCTTGTCGGAATCAACCTTTGTAGAGTCGATTGTGATTAACGCTGTAGGCTTGTATCCAGGTACGTTAATCTTGGTAGCTGAAATCTCCCAAGATAGAGTCATAGCATTTGGTGTTTCATTCTCGCTCTCATATCCTTTCTCAGAAGGTGAAGCAAGCGCATTGTATACCAAATGGATTATATATCCATAATCATCGGCATCTTCATCATTACCACGCTTGGTTACATATGAGAAACCAAACTTGCTGCGTGATTGCTGATGGATAACTACTCCATCTGATAATTCATCGGTACCATTGCATGGTCCGAACTCGTCTGGATAAGTATAAGCCTCGATTGTTGCACCAAATTCCTCGCTTGACATAAGGCTTAAATACTTTTTATTGTCTGCGTAAATGTCTGTAGGTTCAGCTCCTGACGGACTCTCTGTTACTTTGCTAAGTCCATTCCAAGCTACGCCTGGTGTGTACTTACCGCTGTTGTAAGGATATAAAACGCCTTTTTCCACGCCAGTTTCGTAGAATCGTTCGCCTTCCTTATCCCACTCTAATTTAGACATATGTTTGTCCTCCTTTAATAATAAATTGTAAATACGAAATGATGCAGATTGTCTTTTATGTAATGTCTATCGAATTGAGAGGTTATGAGAGATAATAGACGTTCCACGTATGGACTATCTGGATCTTTATCGATTAATGTTACGTTGTAGCGCCTTGTTGAAATATACTTACGGTTATTGGCGTGTCTTGTATCTATGTCATCTAATTCATATAGAATAGCAGGATACTTCATGCCAGATGTAGGTGCTTGAAAATAAGCTTTACAGTCAGAACCCGATATAGGGCATGATAATATGTTGCACAATACTTTATGAAATTTGGGTCGACTGTCTCTACTCATTGTAAACACCTCCTATTGACAATATTAAACGTGGGTATTGTATTTCCACATTTGTAATTTTCCATTTAGTCCCCATATACTCGACATAGCGCATTTTATGGAAATTCTCACGAGCAAAAGGATTGGCTACAATACTAAGCTCATTTGAGATATTAATACTGTCTGGCAGTGTTTCAGAAGTTTGAGTACGACTAGTGTTTCTAGTCCAATCGCCAAAGTAACTGTATGTAACAATATCATCGTCCCATACTCCAGGTCTAACTTCTGTGTTGACTGCGAAGCCAATCCGTCCATAAAATTTGCTCATTTTGAATTTTCTCCTTTAGCTGCTCTTCTTAATTATGCATCAAGCTGTTCATCATCAGATTCAGATACTACTGTGGTTTCTGTAACGTCTTCTTCAATAACGATTGCTGAGTATACTCTTGTCAAAGCACCAGAAACTCTTGTTTCAAGAAGCGACTTCTCCTGGTTGAAATCGATATCGAACTGTGTGAAGTGTGTAATCTCACCACCCTTCGTTGAACCAAGAGAGTAATCGGCAAGGTTAGCTACGATACCGAGAAGTTTCTTCGTCTTACCAGCCTCTGTAGTACGAGTCTTATTGTTAAACTGCTCTGCCGTATAGATGTTACCTACATTGAGTGCTGACGCAAGCTCTGCCTTAGAAGCATAAATCTTTCTACCATTCCTATCTCTTGCAAGAAGCATGACATTAAGCTCGTGAGGCGTAATGAAGAGGTCTGGCGTACCTGTACCCTTGTATTTCTCTCTTGCATAAAGAATTGCATTAACCATAGCCTCTGCATGAATGTAGTTATCGCCGAAGTAGAGGGATGTATTAGAACCCTGTAATTCTTTCTTGGCTGCGTTAAGGTCGATGTCAACATGAATTGTATAAAGGTCGTCGTCTGTCCAAATAGGTCTAATCTTATCTGGATAAATCTTGTCCTCTGTTCCGTCCTCACGCTCATCGCCAATCATGATTGCTGTAGCGAGTGCCTCGTTAAGCATTGTGCGGTCAATATCATAGAGATACTTTACATAATCGAAATCTGTGATGTCGACGATATCATCCCTGTGAATAGCATTTCTAACGTATACTGTCTGTGGATCGGTAGTACGTCTAACCAGCTTGAAGTTGCCTGTAAGTTTCTTCTCCTTGCCCTTTACATATCCCTTTGCTTTCAAGCTGTCTATTCCGCGAATGTCAACCTGACTTGTTCTAATTCTGGAAATTGGACTCTTATGAACCTTTCCCAAAACAGTTGTAACCCATCCTTGGTCATAATTAATGAGTTCTGGTGCGCCTGGTCTGACTTCCTTATACTCTGGGAATAGGTATGAAATATTACCATCTCCCGACTGCACAAATCCTCCACTTATAGCATCATGCTGAAGATTGTTCTCGCTGGTGTAAATGTTCAATGCTTCCTGGAAACTTCCAATAGTTGTGTTCTTTGCTAATTTAAGGATTTCTTCTTGGTCTGCATGAGATAGCACTGAACCATCATCCTGTCTATCATTTTCAAATACATTGTGTTTCATCTCTTCTGAACCTCCTTTATTGTCGCCATCAACGGCTGCCCCAACTATGGCGTATACTACCTTTTTCTGTTTTTCGGTTAGAGTATTGAATACGTCTTCTATTGTTTCGCCGTCATCGTCCTGCTCTGGTTTTGCTTTCTGTTTGATTTCTTCCTGATCATCATCTGAATGCATCATTACATTAATACCCCTTTCATCATAATTAATAACTAATCCACTTTCATCCTCACCATGAACCATAACTTCGTCAATATATGCTCCTGGATTAGCTCCAGCCAAGACAATACTGATTTCACGAATTAATCCGTGAATTACATCTTTACCATTCTGCTTTAGCTGGTTAGCATAAATGGACAACGATTCAAGGTCGCCATGTCTTACACGTTCTTTTACTGCCTGTGCTGTTTCGCTGTCATTAAATGAACAATAGGCATAAACACCATCTGCTCTGTTTTCGAGTATGGCATGACCTAATACACGCTCTGGGTCTGTGTGGTCGTGATTCCATACTAAGGGAACTTTCTTTCCGTTCTGTCCTTTGAAGGCATCACGTTTTATGGTTCGACCATCAGAGCAAAGTAAATCATTTCTGGTAGCCCAGCCACTAAAATCATACTTCATTTTGAATTTCCTCCTGTTAGTTTATTATGTTAGCGAGAAGACTGAGTTTTCTTTTTAGCGGCTTCTCGTGCTAATTGTTTGGATGTCTTCTTTCCAGATGTGTTTACACTGGTAGAAGAACTGCTTGACGATTTCTTCTTGCTAGAACTACTTTTAAGAAATGCCGAATTAGCATAAATCTTATCAAGCTCTTCGTTGTATTTCGTCGTAGCATCAGTTCGTATTTGAGCTTTATTCGTTTTGGCTGTTTCTCTTGCCGAAGTAGCTGCTGTATTATAATCTTCTTTAGCTGCTGTATTTTCAGCCGAGTATGTATTGCTAGCTGCCTCTTTTTCACTTGAATAGTCGCTGTTTATTTCTGCTTTTCTATTCGTGTAGTTGGTATTTGCAGTTTCTTTGTTATTCGCATAATCAGTGTCAATCTTAGAAATTGTGCTATTATAGTTACTTCCAATCGCTTCACTTTGAGAAGTATACGCTTCGACTAACTCTGCTTTCTTTGTTTCATTATCTTCTCTAAGTTTTGCAATTTGGGCTTGTATAGTAGCTTTCTTTTCTTTTTTCTCGGCACTTGACATATTTTCTAGCTGAGTCTGCAAACTTTCTATTTCGCTTGTCATTCTGGTAGTGTGTTCTTCTATTTGTGAATCCCTGTCCGCTTGTGCTTTTTCCAAAGCTGACGATTTTTCATTAGCAGCATCAGATGTTTGAGACTCTTTATCACTTTTCGCATTTGCCAAATCCGTGGTCTTTTGCTCTTTAGCAGCTGTACTAGCTGCCTCCTTCTTTGATTTTGCGGCTGCATACGCATTGGTCTTTACAACTTTTGCATCTGCAACTCGCTGGGTTTTAACAGCCTTGGCAGCATCTATCGTTGAAGTTTTTGTGTTGTCCTCGGCTGTAAGGTTATTACTTTTCTCTTCGTCAATCTGACTCTTGACATAGGCTTTTGCTATCTTTCCAGCATCGTTGAGTGTTCCTTTGCGTCCCGTCAACTGGCGGTGCTCCATATAATATTCATGGGCCTTGACTGGATCGTAGTATTCGCTGGCGTATTGTGTATGTTGTAAGAAATTATCGTCCATAAGTTACACTCCCTCCAACTGTGATTCCAATTTGTCAAGATTAGCATCGACTTTGCTTAATGAGTTCATATGTTTCAGAAACTCATCTTTAGTCATACCTGTTTGAGCAATCTCTTCCTGTTGGGTATCCTCCATCGGAGCTTCTTCCATTGAAGCCTCTTCCATCATTTCAGCACCAGATTGATTGATGTTACTGTTAATCAATTGGTCTGCCTTTGGATCGCTTGCAGGTTTCATTCCGATAACCTGTCTGATTTCATTTGAAGTCATTATCTCATTTCGTGTGAACTTGTCTGCAATTTCGGCTATGTTGGACACGGGTACAAGTTTGAATGGGTCCTTGAAGAACAGTATTGTCTTACGCTGAGTGCGTGCAGTCTTAGTAAGGAACTTACGCTTCATCTCGTCAACTATAGCCG